TGCAGCCTCGAATTGTTCTCCAGCTTTGCCAATGATCCCGACAATGCCATGCTCCCTCGTCAACCCAGCCCAAAGCTCTCCCAGCAATTTCATTGGGTTCGGGTTCGTCAAACCATTTTCTTCGCACGCTGCCAAAGCGAGCTTCATCATGCCGTCAATGTCTTCAGGTGTCCCGACGCGAACGTTCAATTCGTTGTCCATGATCAATCTTTCTTTGGCCCAGGAAGTTTTTTCAGCGTGTGGATCGTTTTTTGGCGGTAGCTTTTGACGAACTCATCCAAGCTGGCATGACCGTGATCCATGTCGCCGCCGCCAATTTTGAGAACGTCTTTCGGAGAAATGACATACTCTCCTCCGGCTGCCACGATCTCAACAGGGGCTGCTCCACCCGCCGCCCTTGCGCCGTAAGGTTTGCCCTCGGAGTAGGGTTGTTCGGCAGAGTCATATGGCTGTTTTTCATTCACCATGTAGGGCTGAGAGGAAAACATTTTTCTGGCGACTTTGAAACCAGCCATAGTGTTGCCTTCGCCCATGGCCGAAATGATGTCGGCAGGGATGACGTACGAGCCTGAAGCAACGTTCATCGGCAGGTGATCCGTGCGTCCGGCGACCGGAGAATGGATTGGGCCTTCATGCACTTTATTCATCATAAACTTCGGATCGGATTTTGTGTATGACATATCGCCTTTGTCGTAGGACATGTCGGCAAACGGCCCACCCTCCGCTTTCGCTGGACGAACTGTTTTTGCGGCTGCTTTAAACGCGCCAGCGGTCGGGGCACCTTTCGAATTTGGTTTCCGCATGCGCTCTTTTGAACCTTTGGCGATGCGTTCTCTTTTGGCGTGAATGTTGGCGTACAACCCACCGCCCATGGCCTTTGTGTTCCGAGCAGTGTTCAACGCCGCTGCAATGGATTGATCCTGCGAATGGCCAGAGTGCATCATCTCCGAGATATTTGAGCTGACTGTTTTTTGGGAAGAGCCTTTTTTCAGCGGCATAATGACCTCACGTATAAGTGACAGAAACGATCTGTCCTGTTCCAGTGGTGATGACAAGGCCGTCTGCAAACGGGACTTGGACTTGAAACACGCCAACTGTGTTGGGGACGATGTAAATCCGCAAACCTGTCAGCGAGTTGGTGTTGGAGGAATCGTAGACAGTTCCGGTTGTTGTTCCCGCTACAATAACAGAAACGTTGGCAAACCAACCACTTTTAGTTTTAATTTGGTAAGTTGTTGCCGCCGCAATTTCCTTTGTGTTGTTTGTTCCGGCGAACTTGGCCAATGCGTTTGGGTATTCGCCAATTGCAATGACGCCGTTTTTCTGGGTGGTGAGGATATCGTCAAGACTTGCCATCAGAATTTCCCATCAAGTTGAGCACGGTAACGCAAAGCACCAATCCGGAAGAATGTATTGTTTAGGGCAACACCATTTGCGTTCGCTGTGGAGCATGAAATACGAAGCAAACGGTTTCGGATCCGAACACTTAAATATTTAGTCGTTTCAGTCATTTCGTATGGACCATATTGGATAGGAGTATCTCCTGGATAATCCGCTCCATAAAACGTCAGATACATGGTTGCAGAAGTTGCGGAATTTGTCGATTGTTGCTCGGTCGTTTGCCATTTGAAATCAGGCCAAATTTGATCAATAAAGATCAAGTTGTCCGCATCGTTCAACTGCATGTAACCCGTTTCAAATGATGACACCATTGGCGAGTTGCCAGCGTTGTAACCAATTTCATGTTGCCAGATGTAGCCATCGCTGTCCGCGCCGAGCGGTGGCCCAAGGACGGATTGATCGCACCACGCAACACGATCCAATGTGCCATAATCCCATGCTTGGGTGAGGGTATTATATTTGACGTATGAGTCGTTATACGTTGAATTCGTTGATGGGTAATACCACATCACTTCGTCAAAAATAGAGTTTGTGGCGCACTGGATCAAATTGCTATAAGGAAACCCATTTGGATCCAAGCTAGTGTTCAAATTTTGGAATACTTGATCCCAAACAGGACAGGCCATGTCTTGTGGGCCACCTTCGGACAAAACGTTGAATCCTCCAGGAGACATCCAATATGCCGCTCTCCCAAGAATGCCAACAGCCTTTTGCGCAATCAATCCAACACCGTCCGCGAGCTTGTTGAACCCGAACACATTTGGGTAACCAATGTATTGCATAGACCAAAGAGCAAGGTCGGTCCAAATTAAAGCCTGTTGGGAAGCCTGAATCCCGCCAACGATCGCACTTCCTTCCGCAAGGCGGAAAGAGCCAGCTTGGTTATTCGCCGAGGCTTGCCAAACGGTTGCGTCTCCGGCCTCCGACCACCGGATCAACAATGGATCCTGAATGCCTGTCACTGTTGAACCGTACGCCACAACCTGTCGGGATGGCATTGCGATGAAATGACCTGTGTTTGCTGTTGGAGCAGTTTCCAACAAAAACATTGTTGTTGTATTTGAAGTCGGCGACCAATAATAAATTTCACCGTTTTGAACGTTTGCAGTGAGAATTTCGCCAAAGTTGTTAATCGTCCAATTGGTTGTCGTGATCGTTGGAGCAGAAGGATAGTTAATTTTAATTCCCGCACCATATCCGCCTTCGCCATATCCGCCTGAGCCATAACCCAAGGCGGCAAAAGATGATGGAATGTTATAATAATAAGTAAATTGCGCACTACCCAAATTCATTAAAAACGCAGTGCTACTTGTCGCGGCAGACGAAGCTGTTATCTGATACTGAGTAGAACTTATGTATGTCGTAAAATAATTGCCAAAAATTGTTACACCCGCAGAAGTCGTTGACGTGAGAAACGTCGCCGTGAAACCGTCCTGATATGGGTGATTGGCTTGAGTTACGACAATTGTTGAAAACCCTGAATCGGGGTCGAATTCCGGAAGCGTTGAAATGCTTGTTGTTGAAGTCGCGGCAATCCCGACATCAATCTCATAAACGTTAAAATACAAACTTGCGATATAAGCTTGAATTGAATAAACTCCGCTTACGATCAAATTTGATATGCTGATTGGAGTTTTTATCCAAGAAGAAAACCCATCTCTTAATTGATTCGGCGTATAAACCGTACCCGTCCCTGTCGTTGTCGTGTTGACAAGGGTTAGGGTGCCGCTCGCAAAAGTTGTTGTTGAAATATTGAACGTTGTGGCAGTCAAAGGTTGAGCGTAATAAGTCGTGCCTGGTGTGACTCCTGTGGGGAGCGACGTGCCATAAAACACCACGCTTGTGTCGAGCGTTGGCGCAACAGCGGCTGTGACCACCGTTGGCGACCCATTGGTGAATGAAACAGACTGAACACCTAACCCAGTGTCGTAAATGGTGACAGTGGATGATCCGCTCGTAGTCGAGGCAAGCGGAACGGTCACCGTATGAACGCCGCTTCCGGCTGTGGTTGTTGCGATGCCAGTTCCGCCAACCGTAGCTGACACGCCAAAAGTGTTCGCTGTTGGTGTTGGAGAAGTTGACGCGACATAATAAACTGTATTCACAGCAAGCGGAGAAGGCAAAGTCCCTGTCGTGGAAAATACGATCGGAGTTCCTGGTGGGTAGGAACTTCCTGTCGCGGTCACCACTGCCGGAGTCGCATTTGTTATTGTTACGGTGTATGTGCTTTTCGGAGAATTAGAAGTGGTTTTCTGAGGAGTGATAACGTTTTCGTTTCTGCTCACTTCATCAATAACCGAAATACTTTCCTCTGCCCCAACAGCAAGAGCTGCATCCCCGACCAAATTTTGCCAAGGGTGAATGTCCATAATTGTGCCTGCAATTGGCCCTTGATTCGCCCAATCGACCCAACCGCCCATTTTCTGAACAAGGCCCATGCCTGATCTGTCCGGAACGAAACGAATAAGCTGAGACTCTGAAAAAGCCGCCTCGTTCAAGGCAGGTGTCTTGTAGGTATCAATACCAGGGATCAGCTTCATCGTTGCGTGAGGCATGGGAGGCTACCTCGTTGGTGAAGCGACAGGAGATGGTGAGTAGGCTGTCCAAGCCGCCGCCTCAAACTTCTTGCGGTTTTCCTCAACCAACGCGCTTGCCTTGAGGGCTTGATATTGGCTTTCATAACTTTGAGCCATTTGAGGATCGTCGGACTGTCGGCCAAAGTTGCGCTGATAAGCGGAGATGTAAATCATTGACGCCATGATAAACAAATCCGGCAGATAAACGCTGATGAACGTTGTCGAGTTTGCGGCAGATAAAGGAGTCGATCGAACTGTGCCTGTCAGCCGAACAACATAAGAATCGTCCGGTATTGGGCCAACGAAAATATTTTGCGAAGTCAAACCAGTTGTTGCGCTATCCCCGCCATAAACAGCAAAATATTTTGGCACACCTGCTGTCGAGCCGTTGGCATACACATTTTGAATGTATTCTTTTCCAATCGGCAGAAGAGGAGAAGAAGTTCCATTGGTGATAACTTCAAATGTCTGCAAAGAAACGAACGACGATGTTGGGATCGTCAATATGTTGTTGCCGGAAGTGAACGAATAAGACGAATTGCTGATCTGCGTCGAAAGAAAATCCAAATCGCGTTGCATTCGCAATTCGGCGTAATCAATCATGGAAGGGACGATGGTGAGGTAATTCACGTCGGTCGATTGCACGACCGCCATCGTGGCAATCTGTTCAACGTAGGTTGAGTATGTTAATCCGACCATGTCACCCTACCATTGAAGTCGATGCCGATTTAACTTCTGCAACTCTCCGGCCCCACCCCTTGCCGAACGTTTCCCAAGTCGGAAGACTCTGCAAAAACTGCAATCTATTATCGTTGATTTTTTGCAATAAGGAAAGGGGATCTTGTGAATTAACTAAAGAGAGGGTCGCAGGTCCGATAACCCCATCAGCATTAGCACCACAAGCTGTCTGAAGATACTTGCTGGCACGAGCAGGACCACTATTAATAGCAAGATCAAAAACAGAAAAGTCCACCCCAAACGGGAGGTCGTCGCAGCGGCACTTGTCCCAGTAACGCGCTTTGTAGAGGGGAGCGACGTCTGCGATTTTGAGGGCTTTGATGTCATCTTTCGTTACCTCGTGGCCTACCCACTCTTCCCAAACCTTTTTCGTGCAGCCAAGGTTCGTGGCTCCACCAGGATCTTTCGGGTGATCAACGTACCCACCTTCATGTTTCAACACAAGAGCTAAACACTGTTCAAAATTGCCTTTCATAGCTCACTCCTTGGGTGTTGAATTGTAAATCATCTGGTCTTTTTTCTGCGACCCAGACGACGAACCGAAATAGAAAGCAATGATTCCGCCCCAAGCCGTTTGCAACGCGCCAAGAAGCAGAAGCAATGCCTCGTTGCCAGAAGTCGGCAAACCATAAACAAGCATGTAAATCAAAATGGCAAAAAACCCAAATGTCACGCTTATCGCAAGGGCGCGAGGAATCCAGTCTTTGACT